CGTTGAGAAGATCCTCGGGCAGGAATATGCAACCCTCTATTTCAATGAAAGCAGTCAGATTCCTTGGGCATCGGTGGAAACCGCAATGTCCCGACTGGCCCAGAAGTGTGAGCTCGCGGCTCAAATAGCGAAAGCCACCGGACGGCAGTTTCTGGCGCTCAAGGCCTATTTCGACTGTAACCCGCCCTCCAAGCTGCACTGGAGCTTTCAACTATTCCGGGCGAAGATGAAGCCTGGCACGAAAGAGGCTCTGCCTAATCCTGATGATTACGTCGAGATGAAGGTAAACCCTTCCGATAATGCCGACAATCTGCCGGCCGAGTATTTCGACGTGCTGGCATCGATGTCGGCGGCAAAGCGGCTACGTTTTGAAGCTGGCGAATGGGCAAGCGAAGTCAATGGCGCCTTGTGGGCGCTGGATGACCGCACGGCTGCCGACGGCAAGATTATGCCAGGTATAGACAGCTTGCGAGTGAAACAGGCGCCAGAGCTTGTTCGTATCGTGGTCGCTGTCGATCCATCGGGAACACGCGGTGATGACGGCGGCGATGATATCGGCATCGTTGTCGCCGGCCGTGGGGTAGACGGTCAGGCTTACATTCTTGAAGATGGCACTTGCCAATTGTCGCCGGAAGGATGGGGCAGGCGGGCAGTCGACCTTTATCACCGTTTCGAAGCTGACCGGATTGTCGGTGAGCGGAACTACGGCGGCGACATGGTGCGCTTCACGGTGGCGACCGCCGACAAGAAGGCTGCCTTCAAGGAAGTTGTTGCCAGTCGGGGCAAAGCCGTTCGAGCCGAGCCGATCAGCGCCTTGTACGAGCAAGGCAAAGTGCATCACGTGGGCATTTTCCCCGACCTTGAAGACCAGATGTGCAACTTCACTGCCTCCGGTTACGTGGGCGATGGATCGCCAGACCGTGCAGACGCCCTTGTATGGGCAATCACTGAATTGATGCTGGGCGACGAAAAGAACGTCGCGATGTTCCTGAGAAAGAAGCACCGATGAACCCAATTCGAGCCTTGGCCAATGCCGCGGCGCGTCGGCTCGACGTCATGTTCCCGGGCTACTTCAGCGCTGCCAAGCACAACCATTACGCTGACTTCGGATATCCTGAAAACCTGACGTTCGACATGCTTTTTGGCATGTATCGACGGAACGGTGTTGCGGCTGCCGGTGTTGACAAGACCATCTTAAAGACATGGCAGGACAACCCATTCCTTCAGGAGAAACAGCGGGACGGATCGGAGGGCCAGCGCAGCGAAGAAACCAAGCTGGAAGCCGATATTAGTCAGCGG